GTGATCGAATATTGCAAGGCGGCCTTGGGGGCCGCTTTTTTTATTCTATTATTGAAGCTAAAACGGGTATTAGTTACATGCAAAGAGGACGTGAAAGGACGCCCTCTTTTTTGTGTAATATGGTATAATAAAGTATTGTTAAATATACGCGTAAAACCCTGTTTTCTAATGCGTTTTTCTCTAAAACGGCATAAAAACGGCAAAAACTATTATCCAAAAATATTTGCCACTTTATCAGCGGCATTTTTTCGCATTTCGTCCGTGTAGTGAATATAATTGTTTATTACAGTATCCACGGTATCGCCCAATAGACTGGCAACGGTTTTTATATCTACATTATTTGCCAAAAGCGTACATGCGTAAGTATGCCGAAATGAATGCATAGTTTTATTTTGAACGTATTGTTTTAATACTTGATTGGCTAGTGTAGATTTATTATTTTTAAAATCAAATAACCGTTCTTTGCTAGATACTTTTTTAAAATTAGATAATATATCTGTTAAAACTGGCGGTATTGGAATAGTGCGAACGCCGTTTGTTGATTTTGTGTTGGCATATCCGTATTTTCCGTTAATTAGCGCCGTCCATTGCTTATTAATTGTCATTGTTTGATTTACTAAATCAATATCAGACCAGTTTATGCCTATGATTTCGCCATAACGCGCCCCGGTATAACGTGCAACAGAAAATAGCACATAATACATATAATGTTTATCTTGCATGTTTTCTAATAATGATAATTCGTTTTCGGTAAAGACTGATAGTTTTTTATTATCCTTTTTCTTTAGGGTTTTAAGCCGCATACAAGGGTTTGTGTGGATAATGGCGTATGGTGATATGGCGTAATTGAATAACAATTTTAAAACGGCGGTGCATAGATTAATTGAACTGATTGAGTAGCTTGTATTATTAAATTCGCGCGTAATATCTAGCGTTGTTATTTCTGTTATTTTCTTATTTTTTAACGCATCAACTACATTTAATGCGTTTTTGTACGCGATTAAAGTATTGGCCGTTAAATTCAACTGTTCGTTTAAATATATATTGAAAAATTGCATTAAGGTTAAATCTTTTAGACTATCATCTATTGAAAAGGTGATAGTCTTTTTTAATTCATCAATGATCGTTTGCGCGTGAATTTTAGCAGCCTTTTGCGTTTCAAAACCCTGTTTAGATTTCTGGCGCCAGCGGTTGCCGTCTTTGTACGAAACGATGCATTGAAACCCTTTATCTTTCTTTCTTATGGTTATATTGCATTGCATCGTCTAATTCCTCTATTGAATATTTGGCTATGTAATGCGCGGCAATAAATAAAGCTAATACTATAATCGCTAATATATATCTATGTTCTTGCCACGGCACAAGGCCCAAAGCCAAGCCAATAATTAAATAAAAAACACTTTGATAAAAAGCTACATTAATTGCATCTTTCTTTTTCATGTTGAACCCCTTTATTTAACAATAAATGCGCAAAAGTATTCGCATCTATTTCGAGTTTTGCGCGTGTTGTGCTATCTAAGCCGCCGTATAAATCGTATTCGCCATGAAGCAATGCATGCCCTAATTCATGCGCAAGTGCTTCGCGTTGCTGGCGCCTACTTAACCGGCTATTTATAATAATAGCCTTTTTAATCTCCGGTTTAATCAGTACACCGCTAACACCTACAGGCATACGTTTATAAAATACTTTAATGTTTAACTTGCTTGCAATGTTGCGTGGTTCATTTGAACCGCACGAATTAATTAAGTCTAAAACCATATTTAACATGCTAACAATTCCCCTTGAATATATTAATCGTCTAATACTGCTTTTAATACTTTTTGCAATTTCTTTTTTTGTTTTTCCGTCAATTCACGATCGCCATAATAACATATCAAAGTGCTATCTGTAATTTTCTTTAAATCAATTTTTCTCTCAATGTTTTTGATTTCAGGCGTTCCCTCTACGCCCTCTGTAAAATAAGAGGTTGGCACGTTGAAATAGTCCGCCAAAATTTTAAGTGTTTTTAAATTGGGCGTAGAATTTTGAGTTTTCCAACGTGAAATAGTACTTTGAGCAATACCGGTTTCTTTTGAAACTTGATACATAGAAACTCCTGTTTTCCGCATAGCATCGCTAAATCTTTGGTAAAACATGTTTAACCTCCGCAAATTATAAATAAATATTTATAAAATTTACGAAATGTTTAGTAGACTACTTGCGTAAACGCACGTATAATAAAGCCATGAGATAGTTGCGAAAACGCAAGCAATCTTATAAACAATCGCGTTGTAGCAAGTGTGGTAGTGAGATATTATTACTTGCTATAACGCAAGTATAACATTAAAAAAAGGTGGTGTAAATGATTAAAACGGTAACAAAAAACATTTTCAAACTTATGGATAGTAAAGGCGTAACCGCCTATAAATTATCCAAAGCAACGGGAATTTCTGAAAGTGTTATTTCCCGTTGGAAAAGCGGCGAACAATCGCCAAGCATTAGCAGCCTTGTAAAGGTTGCGCATTTCTTCGATTGTGGTTTATCGGAATTGATGAAAGGAAACAAATTATGAAAATAACGTATACCGTAGATGAAACGGCCGAAGTTTTAGGCATCTCTAAATCATCGGTATACAACTTGCGTAATGCTGGTACAATTCACCAGCTAACAAAATTACCGGGCGTTTTATTTTCCGTCAAAGAAATTCAAAGTATAGCCGGATTAGAAACAGAAATAAATGCGGTTAATTACCGGGCGTTAAAAGTAGAAAATGAAGCATTGGCGAAAGAAAACGCAAAACTAAAAAATGGCATAAAAAAAATAACTAACGATATGTTAGCTATTACGGGGGAGTTATGATGATTGGATTTATGCAAGCGGTTGGATTTATCCTGCTACTCGGAACACCGGGCAGTTTAGAACTTGACAATATAACGTTATATGAAGCGTTATTGCAAGGATTGTTAGGTGTAGCGTTGTTATATGGCGGCGCTTATATAGAGCAAATAAAAAAGGCCCAATAGTGGCGGCAACCACTAAAGGGCAGATGCGAAAAGTGAGTTTAAGAAAGCATCTTAACCACATCATACATGATGCGCGTTAAGGTGGCAAGGTGAAAAATGGACTGGAGATTAAATAAAGAACAAATTGCAGAAGTTGCGGCAATGTTTACAGAATTATGTGAAAACATAACAGATAAAGAAATTTCTTTAAACCTAAGTGTTAGAAAAGATAACGCGGAAGACGGTAAAGTACTTTTTATTTATGATGTACACGCAATATATAAAGACAAATTAATTTATATAAACATGGGACGTTATCGTTCGTTAATGGACTCACCTATAACAAACGTTGAAGCGGAAGAAGTTATTACATTGTTGAAAGGTGATAAATAATTATGGCTAGCATTTACGAACTAAACAAAGATTATGCGGAACTATCCGCAATGCTTGAAGCAGCAGAAACGGAAGAAGAAATTCAAGCAATTCAAGATACATTAGAAATGATTAATGTATCTATTGAAGAAAAACTAGAAAACACAGGTAAATTTATTAAAAATACGGAAAGCGATATTGCTGGTATTAAGGCGGAAATCGACCGTTTAACTGCAATGAAGAAAACAAAAGAAAACTTTGTTGAACGGCTAAAAAATAACGTCGAATTCGCACTAAAAGAAAAAGGCCTTGAAACGCTAACAGTTGGTACCTTTAAAGCTGGTTATAGAAAATCTGAAAGCGTGGAAATCATAAATCTTGATTTAATTCCAGCAGATTTTACAAAAGTTGAAATTAAAGCCGATAAAACTGCCATTAAAAAGGCCATTAAATCTGGCGAAGTGGTGGACGGTGCGGAAATTAAAGTAAACCAAAATTTCTATATTAAATAGGCAAGGTGAAACATGGAATTTAGAACGTTAAAAGCAAACGAAATAGATTGCCGTATCCAATCATTAAATGAAAAGAACGGCAGCGTAGGCGCGGTGGTACTACTATATAAAGATGCCCGCGTTGATATGCGCCTACTTGATGAAGTTGTAGGTGCTATGAATTGGAAACGTGAACATACGATCATTGGCGATAGATTATATTGCACGGTTTCAATTTATAACGAACAGACCGGCGAATGGGTAGGCAAAAGCGATGTAGGAACAGAAAGCAACACCGAAAAGGAAAAAGGCCAAGCATCTGACAGTTTCAAGCGTGCGTGCTTTAACTGGGGTATTGGTAGGGAGTTATATTCCGCTCCGTTTACCTATATTAATTTGCAAAATGGCGAATGGAAACCGGGGAAAGACGGAAAGCCTAAGTCATACGCAAAATTTACAGTTAAAGAAATCGACTATGACGAAAATCGAAATATCAACAAATTAATCATAGTTGATAGTAAAGGTAGCGTGCGCTATACAATGGGCGGAAGCGCGGCACCTGTTCAAGCAACAAAACCAAAAGAAAAGTACGTTGCCGGATACGATGAATTTCTAAAAATACAAAAAGAAAAAAATGTACCGCCTGCTGAGATTACGAAATATGTTGCAGCTGAATTCAAAAAGCCGCGTGTTTGCATGTTAGATGAATTTGAAATGGTGGCGGCGTTAAAGTGGATAAAAAACTACGGTCAAGACAATGTAAAAAAAGGTTTTACGCTATACGATAATGCAGACCAAGAACTTGAACATGAAGATGCCGGAGACCGCATTTAATGAAATGGGTTACAAAGGGTATTAACTTAATTAAGTCTATAGGCTGGAACGTATTAATTCCGGCCCCTATAGATGAAATGTTAAGCAAGTTAGATCCTAACATTGAGTATATCGTTGAAATCAAACGAAAGGTAAAACGCCGTTCATTAAATGCCAACGCGTATGCATGGGTATTGTGTGAAAAGATAGCGCATGAACTTTCAAAAAATGCCTACATTTCAAAAAATGACGTATACAAGCGAGTTATTCAAGAAGCTGGTACATTTACATACTTGCCAATTAAAAACGATGCTACAGACCGTTTTATTGAAATTTGGCAAGGCCACGGGTTGGGGTGGCATGCAGAAGATGCCGGCCCGGCTAAAACAGAAGGATATACAATTATCCGTGCATATCATGGTAGCAGCGTTTACACGGTGGACGAAATGCGGCGTTTGATTGATGCACTTATAGATGAGTGCAACCAGCTAAATATACCGATTGAAAACAACGATTACATTAATTCGTTAATACAGGAATGGGGAAATGAACAGAAGAAAGAAGCTTGATAACGTTCTATACGCCCGTACCAGAAAATGGGCGTATGAACGAGATAAGGGCCTATGCGTACTATGTGGCGCAATGGCAACCGAAGTACATCATATTGAATTTAGGTCGCATGGCGGACTTTCTAATCTTAGCAACTTAGCTTGTTTGTGTAGAGATTGCCATACAAAAGCACATGGCAGCGATGCAAAACAGATTAGAGAAATATTAAAAGAAAGGAATAAGGGTATTAAATGGCAGAACGAAGAATGATGTCTAAAAAAATTATTGATACAGATAACTTTTTAGACATGCCGCAAAGTACACAATGCCTTTATTTCCACTTATTACTAAGGGCAGATGATGACGGCTTTATTCAATCACCGAAAAGCATCATGCGCATTACTGGGTGTAAAGATGATGATTTGAAATTACTTGTTGCTAAACGTTTTGTAATTGGTTTTGAAACTGGTGTTATTGTCATTAGACATTGGCGGATACATAACTATGTACAAAGTGATAGATACTCAAAATCTGAATTACCGGAAGCAAAATGTGTAGAGTTAAAAAACAAGGTTTATGAAGTAGTTGAACAACCGATAAACCCAGGTAATACCTACACGGATACAAAATGTATACAAAATGGATACAATCTGGATACACAGATAAGAATAGATAAGATAAGAGAAGAAGAGAATAGAATAGAAACAATATGTCATGTTTCACATGACGATGTGGATAAATCTCACTTTGAAATTATCGAATATCTTAATTTAAAAACCGGTTCAAAATTCAAGCCTACAACTAAACCATATGTACAGGCAATTAGATCACGATTGAAAGAGGGATACACGGTAAGCGATTTTAAAACGGTGATTGATAAAAAATGCCGTGAATGGCAAGGTACAAAACTAGAAAAGTACCTAACACCTAAAACTCTATTTGCGCCAAGCCATTTTGATACGTACTTGAACAGTAATGAAACAGCAACTATGACGGATACAGAAAGAAAGGTTGCAGAATTACACGCGCTAATTGATGCGGTAGAAAGGGGAACAGATGAAACAGGAAACATTGAAAGCTACGGGCCAATTATTGATATATGACAAATTCGATAGTGCAAAAGTTAAAATGTACGCCTACATGCTTGAAGATATAAACCCTGTTACGCTGGCGGAAGCAATCAAGCAATGCATTAATACGTGTGAATTCGTTCCGGCCGTTGCCACTATTCGCAAGAAAGCGAAAGAAATTTCCGGATATGTAAACGGAAAAGAAGAACGGTTGATAGCGCAAGATGCATGGGGAATCGTACGAAAGAAAGCCAGCCAAGTAGGGTATGAAAAAGGCCTTGATGAATTGGAAGGCATTACAAGGTTAGCGGCTAAAACTGTATGGCATTTCTTTGACCCAAGAAATTGCCAAAGCTACAACGAAAGCGCAGCAATGAGCCAATTTTGTAAGGCGTACGAGCAACTGGCAGCACGCGAACAAAAGAATATGGAAATTGCGGAAGGCATCAAGAATAACGGCCTTTTAATGGAAGCACGGAAGCGCGCAGAACTTAATATGCCGAAACAAACAGAAGTTAAGATGCTGGATAACGGCCATTTGATTGAGGTTAAAAAGTACGAGCCTATAGACCTTAAAAGAGCCGTTGAAAAAGCGAATATTTCTGACGAAGGGAAGGCGTTAATTCTGGGGGTGTTGAAGTGAATAATAAATTCAAACGAATTTAACGCTTGATGAATTGTTTACACCTCAAAAAAATCGTTTAAATGCGTTGTATGGAAGTTTTAAACAATCAATGATAATTCATAAGGGAGAAATAGTAAAAGGGGTAAATTGAGCGGATTTGCCCAGTGGAATTAGAAAATAGAAAGGGA